CTTCTCACCATCATAACTATTGTCAGATGTGTTTTTCCAGTCAATAGTTGTATCTAACCCTTCAAGCTCTTCTTCACTTACTGTGTACATATTCTTTTTAGTAATCTTGGATGCAGGCACACGATAAGCTAATTCTGTTTTCGGCTTATCCATACCATCTTGTATAGGTTTAAAAAAGAACGGGTAGTTGTTAGAAATAGGTACAATTTTATCTGTAAACATTTTCTTAGCATCCGCACCAGTTTTAGATAATATACCTATTCTTGAATCTTTAGTGATGGTAGCTGTATTGACTCCTTCACAAGAACTCATGAAAGAAAATCCTGAACGTCTTATTTTTAAATAACACATTCCAAAACTTCTTTTATCCGCCTTGCAGGCTTCCCAGAATATATAAAACAATCGATTAGCTTCTCTAAAATCAGGATGACCAACATCAATTTTTGTCCACTGTAAATACATATAATGTGTTCCCGTTATGTATGTTGGCACACCTTTGTTTAAAAACCAAAAACCTTCTTCTCTCCTATCAAACTCCTGTTCAATATAATCCACCCATTTGTTTTTAAATTGTGGAGGAGCTTCATGCCATTGAAATATAGATTGAATTCTTTTAAGATCTTTACTAATTTCTTGAGCTTCCCAGTATTGTTCTTCTTTATTTTTAGATCTAGAATAAACCTTACCTGGAGGTTTGGGTAATGCTATATGCAAACCATTTATATCTATAACCTGATCTATCTGTCCAGATTTTGATATTACAACAAAATTGTATTTTTCATTATAACCGTATTGCCAAGTGCGTGCTTTATTCTTGGTAGACAAAACATTTTTTGGAACTACTTTGGTTAGTGTAGTATATAAGTTATTTAGATCTTGATTCTGCAAATCCTTTAGGTGTATTATTTTTAGTTACATCTATACCCTCTAGTAATTGCTTTTCGTCTTCTATACGTTTTAAGATTTCAAAAGCATCAAAGATGGCTAGTTTTTTTGTAGCGGCTGCGTTCTTTAATCTATCAGCTGCCAGTTCATCATCTTTATCATATTTGATAATGTCTTCTTTCGCTACTTTGATTAGTTGTATAACAGCCTTTTCACCAGCTTTTATAATTTGTTCTTTGATTTCTTTTGTGTTCATTACATAATCATAGTTATGTTATTAGTAAACATCCTATACAGTTTTTCATCTTCTATATAAAACTCATACTCTGATTCAGGTGTAAACGATATCTCGTCTCCCACCTCTACACCTAGTTTTTTCAACTCTTCATTACTATATTTTACAATACCCATTAAAGGCTCTTCAGTTCCACGCTTAGATAAAAATGAATCTTTTGGTGGAATAGGCTTTATAAAACAATACTTAGAATGACTTTTCCATTCCTCTTTATTATAATACAAAAAAAATTGATCAAAGTCAATAAAAAATAAATCGTCTTTAAAAAAACTCTTACCGCTTTTTTCACGCCCATACATGTCATTATAATATTTAAAAACATTATGATGAACTAATAATATATCACCAATATTTATTTCACCTTTATAACCAATAGGTACTGACACCACTTGGCCATACCTGTTAGATGCTTTGTGGTCTTCTTTAGAAACGCTAATTAAAAAATCTAAGTCACCTATTTTTTTCACATTATCATATCTCTTTCCGCTTACAGGACGTACGATAAAAGAAAAAGGAGATTGCATTAAAAGTTTATGTTATATTCCAAAGAAATAGGCATCGTTGTTTTAAACTCTTTCCATATAAGAACTTCTTGGTTTTTTTCTATCCAGATTTTATATGATTCAGAAGATGCATCGTGTTGTATTAAATGAATAACATAAGATCCTCCAAGTACGTCTTGCCCTATTATATAGTGCATAGCTCCAGACTTATAGTCTGCTCCTATTGAAATCTTTCTAATGTCCATTTAATTAAAATGTAGAGTCTAGTTTTAACTTTCTGTATGTAATTTTTATATACAATGTTCCGTTACCTGCGCTAGGGCTAGCAAGGCCGCCTAATGTTATACCTTCGTTTTCAGGTAAATATACTGCTGGTGACGGATCATTTTTGTATACTTTTTTAGTAGTAGCGTTTAATAAATTTAAAGACAAAGGTTCTTGAATAGTCCCTTGAGTTATATTAAGCGTGTTAACAAAATTATAAGGAGTAGATCCTGGAATCATTAAACTAACAATACTACTGACATCATACACATAACCATCTCCTGGAGCTGGCAACAATGTATAAGGTTGCGCTGCAATTACTTTAAGAAAAGTTTCTGTAATAGCTATTGTAACTGACGTAGTGTTTAAACCAAATAACGTTTGTAGATTTTCAATCGTACAAGTTTTAGTGTTTAAACTATTCTCTGAATCAGTTAGCACAAAGTAATCCGACAGTGTAGGAATTATACTTGAGTACGCTGTAGTATTACTTATTCTAGCCATGTTTTTATTTTATAGGTTCTGCTTCTACTTCTTGCGGTTTTTTAGTAACAATACCTGTTGCTAAATCAATAACAGCATCTTGTCCGTATTTTTCCGCTAATTTTTTTTCTTCAACCGCAAAGGCACTTTTTAAGTTATTTAATGCATCTTTTGCAATATCCTGTCTTAGAACATTGTCAGCAATCTCTAACTTAGTTTTAGTAAACTCTTGGTTAAGTTCTTGAATCTTTTTTAATTCGTCTTCAGTTAATTTAATTTCACTCATTTTAATTTATTTTTAATGTTAATTTTATTTATGTAAATATAGTAAATATATTATTCTTCTTCAACCGGTGGTAATGGTGCTGGGCTATCCCATGTAAAGTATAATTCTTCATCCACTGGATGTTTTTGTAAATCTATTTCTTTAGATAAATTTGCTTCCATATCATTCACAGGCAACCCATCTTTAAGCCAGCTAATTACCACATTTTCAAACCCTTCGTCATCAGCGTAAGGAATAAAAGGTGTTGAAGGATCATACTTTAAAGAGTAGGTTCCTATTGTGCTAGCGGTGTATTGCGAGTCTTTGTCGTCTTGAGCGGTATACGTCCAGTGTACTGTGTAGATTACGTTTTGATTCCCATCTTCTTCGATACGGGCGTTCATTTGATTTATTGTCCATTTATAAAAATTTGCCATTGTTTAATATTTTTACAAAGATAATTATTTATTTTTTAATAATTCTATTTCAACTTTTAGTTCTTGTATTGCTTTCATTAAATATACATTCATTCCTGATGGATTAAATAGATACCTTTTTTCTCCACTTTCTTTATCTTCAACTAAAGGATATGCTTCTGGAAATTTATCAACTTCATTTTGGGCTATATAACCTTTTAGTTTTCCATCACTATCTTTTTGAGTTTTAAAATGAAACTCCTTAGGCTGAATGTCTTTAAATTTGTCTAAAACATTTTCATCCCAATCAGTAATATTTTTTTTCAATCTTTCATCTGAGCCACTTGTATTATATGAGGTAGTATTGCTAGATGAGTTAGTTGTAATTTGCCCACTTGCTCCACCCGCATTTGATTCAAATATAATCATTCCAACATTTGCACTTAACCCTGTACCATTTCTAATAACAAAAATATTTGCTGTGCTTGTTCCCTGCATCAAGGTTGTATAACTATATGGATTTACTATTAAATGTGGCCCATTACCATCACCTGGTACTTTACCAAACAATGCTTTATGATCATGATCAAGTTTTAAAGTTATTTCTCCACTTCCTCCATCATTATTATAAAACTCTAAGTCTCCAATATCATCTGCACTTCCTCTAACTGACCTAATAGAACACATTGCATCTGCTTCATTATAACTATGGAAATCAATTCTTCCAACATTATCAGTTGCGTTGTTACCAAGCCCTGTTATTTGTAAAATACCCTCTCCACCTGATGTGCTTCCTTTTATTGATAATATAGTATTACTTGCACCAAAAGTTCCATTGTTAGAGGGATTTCCAAACATTACTTGAGTTCCGGTTCCTTCTTTAAACATCATTTTATATACTCCATGCGTAATGTCTCTAAGGCCAAAATAATTATTACTAACTCCTGATTGACCTAAAGACCATAACCAGCTTTGAGATCCTCCCGCAACTCTTGTCATTCTAATTCCACATTTACTAGGATCAGCCGTAACATCGTATGGGTTGTAAATATGTAAAACCGCTGACGGAGTGGTTTTAATTCCTACGTTTCCTTCCTTGTCTATTCTCATTTGCTCAACTACACCGGATCCCCCTGTTTGTGTCATAAATGTTAATGCAGAACCCCCATTACCATTACTTTCTTGATGTACAGAATTTATTCTTGTTTCTACAAGCTGAGAAGTTGCACCGCTCCAATATCTACCAGACATTCTAAGAGAAGCTTGTATTGTATTTGTTTGAGCTAAATTTGCATCATAATTTCTTAACGTTAAAACAGTTTCCTGTAATCCTTTTGCGTTTCCTATAGTTAAATTTCCATCTATATCTACATTTGCATTATTATTAGATGAAGGATTTATTCCGTTAGTATTTGAAAAATGAAATGTCGTATAAGCGTTACCAGAACCAGGTGTTGTAAGTGGCATAAATGTTACTGTAGGCGCTCCGCTATTATATCCAGTATAAGTCATTCTAATCTGGTCGTAAGCAGATTGATTACCAAGATTACTTAACCTAAACCCTAATGTGTTTCCTCCTGCTACCTCTAGCTTACCTGATGGAGAGGTTACACCAATTCCAAAGTTCGAATTATAAAATGTAGCCATTTGACCTGCGGTATCAAAAAACGCTATAGATTCCG